TCCAGGCCCGCGCGGAGTTGATGCGAGCGCGTGGGCTCAGCGAAGCTGCTGCCTACCAGGCCGCCAAGGATGCCGCCGGTCTCACGTTCCCCGACGGTCAGGCCGAGACGGATGCGCAGCTCCATGCCATGACCGAGGCGGCGCGGAAGCTCGCGGCCGAGAAGCCCAAGTCGAAGTCGAAGGCCAAGCCCAAAGCTAAGGCCGGCGAGCTGCCGAGCTGGATCGACGGAGACGAGCACGCCCAGGCGTTCAGGCTGTGGCGCGACGCCGGCGTCGCGCTGGTCGAGCACCGGATGGCCGACTATCGCGACGCCCATGGCGAGGAACCGGGGGACGACTTGGTTGCCGATCTCCGAGCCGACGTCCTGGGCATCTGCGCTCGCACGGCGAAGGTGGAGCGGTTCGACCCCAAGGCCGCGGGCACCGAGGGCCTGACGCTCGCGGCCGATGCCCTCCAGCAGGAGTTGGAGCGCAGGAAGGCGTGCCAATGACCGACATAGAATGGTGTGACCGCTCGGTCAACCCAGTGATCGGGTGCTCCAAGGTCTCCGAAGGCTGCAAGCATTGCTACGCCGAGACCCTCGCGGTTTCGATGGTGCGCCGCCGCCTGCCCGTCGCCGAGCGGTACCGCCAGGTGGTCGACGGCCGGCACTGGTCGGGCCGCGCGGTCCTGGATCGTGCGATGATGTCCCGCGCGCGCACCTCGGGCGCCCGCCCGCCGATGCGCGTCCGCAACCCCGATGGGTCATGGAGGCCGGCGCGGATCTTCTGCGTCTCCATGGGCGACCTGTTCCACGAGAGCCTCTCGGTGGAGGAGATCGCCGAGGTGTGGCGATGGATGGGCGACGCGCGCGTGGACGCCCGTGGTCGACTCCACCGTGGGCCTACGTGGATCGTGGTGACCAAGCGGCCGGAACGAGCCGCTGCGGTTTTGGGTGACATCGTTCCCCCATCGGCCGAAGAGGACATAACACCGCGACCCCACGTGCACCTGCTCACCACCGTGGAGTCCCAGGAGCACGCGGCGCCACGGCTCGACGCCCTGACCCAGATCCCCACCGGGCCCGATGGGCTCGTCGACCTCGTGGGCGTGTCGGCCGAGCCCCTGCTGGGTCCGCTGGACCTTCGCCCCTGGATCGACCGGCTCGGCTGGGTGATCCCCGGGGCCGAGTCGGGGCCCGGCGCGCGCCCGTGCTACGTCCGGTGGATCGAGGACCTGGTCCATCAGTGCCGCGACGCCAGGGTCCCGGTGTTCGTCAAGCAGCTCGGCCGACGCCCGATGCTGGGGAACGGGTGGGCCTCGTGCTTGTTTCACGAGCGCAAGCGATGGCCCGGAGAGCCTCCGCCGATCGTGATCGACCCCCAGACCGCGGACGTCACCGCATGGCTGGCCGACGCCAAGGGCGGAGATCCACGGGAGTGGCCCGAGGACTTGCGGATCCGCGAGTGGCCATGAGCGACATCGACCCACTGGGCCTGGAGCGACGCCGCGCCCGAGCTCGCCCGGACGACCACGAGCAGCGCGGCCACGGGGCCACGACGGATCCCGGGGCAATCCGGGCCTACGTGCTCGCCACCGCACGACGTCGCCGGGAGTCCAGCCGGGCCGCCGTCCGGGTCGGGGAGCGGCGGCACTACTCCGAGGACGAGCGGCGCCGATGTGCGATCCTGCTCGACAAAGCCGCCGCGCTGCGTCGGATCGCCGCCGACAAGCCCTACCGGGACCAGCGTGCGCTCGTGGAGGCCGAGGCCGACGCGCTGGAGCGATCGGCGGAGGAGATCGTCCCCGCCCGCCATCGGTGACGTGCTATGGTGCCGACATGACGGAGCATTGGGTCAACCAGCGCGTGAAGGACATGGCCGGAGGGAGGTCTGCGAGCGTCCGATCGTGGAAGGATGTTCTCCGAGGCGACCCGTGTGCGTACTGCGGTACGACGCTGTCTCCGCGCACGATGGACCACATATACCCCAAGGCCCTGGGAGCACGACGAAGCGCACCCTTCAAAAGCAGGCCGCCAATCGACAACGCTGCACCAGCGTGTGAGGACTGCAACAAGGCCAAGGGATCATGGACCCTTCTGGCTTTCATCGCAGGTGGAGGACTTCGGGGGAAGCATCCGAAGTGGAAACACGGAAAGAAGCTGCAAGCACACTTTGGCGTCTTTCCGCTCGGGTGCAGGGTCCAAGGCGTGAAGCCTGACGGGACGCTCGTGTCAACAACCAAGATCGATCGGGAGCGACATCGATTCCCGCCGATGGAGCACCATGGACAGTGAGGCGATCGGGCGATCGATCCGCGACCGGGTGGGACGCGAGCCTCTGCGACGGCCACCGTTCGACCCCGAGGCGATCCGGCAGGCGCGCGAGTTGGATCGCCGTGCCGATCGGATCCACCGACGAGCCGACGAGAGCGATGACCAGCTGGCCGAGCTGCGCCGCCAGGCTTGCGCGTTGGAACGGAGGGCCGACGATCTGGTCCCGCGGGAGTGGCGATAGCGTTTGGCGCACTGGAGCGAAGATGAGCGACACACCTGACGATTTTTGCAAGCATTGCAATGGCTCTTGCCGTTTTCCGTTTCTGCACGACCCCGTGTACACAAGGGAGTACGAGTCTCGGGAACGCATGTACCAAGAGGCGAGAGAGGAACGAGCGCGCGCACGAGAACGGCGTGAGTATTTGAAGGCGTGGGAATGATCGATCTGCGCCTGGGCCCATGGCAGTACTGCTTGGACGACGTCGACGAGGTCGATGCCGCGATCGTCGACGCTCCGTTCTCGGCCAAGGTCCACAGGGGGAACACCAACATCCCCGGAAGCCGCACGACCCCGCTGGGCTACGGGGCCATGGACGAGGCCAGGATCCGCGCATGGGTCCAGCACTGGTCGCCCCGCGTGCGCGGCTGGGTGGTTCAGATGACCAGCCACGACCTCTATCCCGTGTGGGCAGATCACCTGGCCGACGCTGGCCGGTACGTGTTCCCGCCCATCCCGGTGATCGATCGCGGCATGGCGGTTCGGCGCCGTGGAGACGGGCCCAGCAGTTGGACCGTCTGGCTCTGCTGCGCGCGACCCAGGACGGACACCATGGCCCGATGGGGCACGCTGCCGGGCTGCTACGAGCGCGAGCCCGGCGACCCCCGGAGCAAGCGCCGAGGTGGCAAGCCCCTTGGCGTGATGCGCCGGATCGTCCGGGACTACAGCCGCGAGGGCGCCCTGGTGCTCGACACCCACGCGGGACACGGCACGACCCTCCGGGCCGCTGCCCTGGAGGGTCGGGGTGGTGTGGGGGCGGAGATCTGCGCGACCACGTGGTCGGAGGCTCAGGAGCTGCTGGCCGTCGAGTCCGCCGCGGGATTCTGAGCGCCGCCCGAGTCCGCTCCGGCCTCGGGCGGATCCACGGGCACCTCGGGCGCGCAGCCGGTCTCGGGGTGGAGCAGGACGCCGGCCGCAGCGGCCACGAGGGCCACGACGAGGTTGATCAACAGGGCTTTGGTACGCGCGCTCATGCGCGAAGGCTACCGCTGCCGAGAGAGCCGGCGGCGCGTGGGCTTGGGCGGCTGTGGCAGGGGCTGGCCGGCGCTCAGAGCCTGGAGGGCATCGACCACCCAGGCGTCGTGGTCGATCCGGTCGTCGTGGGCCTGCTCCAGGGCGTCGAGCCGGTCGAGCACCTCGGTGTTCCCGGTCATGACGTGCCGGCCCCACAGGGCCGTGGCCACGAGGGCCAGGGTGACGGAGATGACCATCACGGGGCCTCGCCACCCGGTCAGCCTGGATCCCTGGCGCTCGGCCATCTCCAGAGCTCGCATCACCAGGGCCTCGGTGGTCACCGGGGCCGCGGGCGCGCTGGTGCTCGGCGGGATCGTGGGCCGCGTGGACCCAAACCCCACGGCGACCGGTTCGGTTCCGGTGTCCACTACGGTCTGCGGCGATCCGAGGACATTCACCGGCGCTCCCCCATGCGGGGATCCTAGGCGCGCAGCCGTGCGACATCGGCGGCGGTCAGGACAGGGATCGCTCGGCAGTGGCAGTTGGGCAGCTGGCCGGGCTCATCCTGGACCTGTCCGCGGCGGAACCGTCGGCCATGGCGGGCCTGGTGCTCGGGCCTGGGATTGCGACTCGGGCGGTGCTGCCATTCGTACCACTCCGCCCCCGCGGACGCTTGGGCCTCGGCCAGGGACCGGTGGACCAGCTGGGCCGCGGATTCCTGGGCGTAGACGACCGCGCGGCCCTCGGCAGTCCCGTAGCCCTCCAGGGGCAGGCCATCCTGCTTCCACGCGCGTTCCAGATCGCGGGCGCTCCAACCCAGCCGGCGAGCCTCCAGGATCGACGCCCGGATCCCCGGCACGAGCGCTTGGCGGATCCCGATGATCCGGTCGGTCACCTCGTTGGTCCAGTCCTGCACGTCGGTCACGGGAGCGCGCCATTCCTGGCCGATCTCCCGGCTCACCTTCTCGTCCCACGCCCGGCGCTCGCGGGCCTCGATCCTCGGACCCAGGCGGGCCACGGCCACGGCGGCGCGCTCGTCCACCTGCCGGGCCAGCTGGCGCTCCATGGTCCGCAGCCGGCGCTCGACCGCCGCAGGGATCCCCTCGCCCGGCTGCGCTCGGGCCAGCTCGGGCAACACGGAGCCGCGAAGGATCCTCCACGCCCGGTTGGCCGGGAGACGGGCGGCCCGCTCCAGCTGGCGCTCGAGCGGGACCGAGGCGTCGATCCGCTCCTCGCCGTCGACCTCCAGGATCCACGCCCACCCCTCGGCCCTCGTGGGCGGGTGGTGCCGCAGCGCCACGGCGGCGCGCAGCAAGGCGGCCTCGGGGACGCGGCGCCATGCCGGTCGGGCGGCGTTGCGCTCGCGGCAAAGCGCCAGGGGGGTCCGGACCCATACGGCGATGGGGACCCGGCCGGCCGCGCGGATCTGCCTGGCCAGTCCGGCCCGCTTTCCCGGATCGGTCCAACAGGCATCGAAGACCACCAGGCCGTCTTGCTCGTGCTCGGCGGCCCACGTGGATTTGCCCGCGCCCGGGATCCCGATCAGGCAGGCCACCTGGGTGATGGATGGATCCGCGAGGGCCTCGCGCAACGCCCGTCGGCAGGTCCGCCACGCCTCTCCAACGGTCTCCCGCGTCCACCGCCGGGGGCCTTGGGGCAGGAGATCGTCGGGGGCGAGCAGCACCTAGCCCTCGGCCCGAGCCTGAATCGACCCGCAGATCCGTCGCGCCTCGTCGCCCGAAGCTCCGCGGCGGCGCTGTTCGGCCACGCAGGCGTCGAAATCGGGGTATCCGGCGAACGGATCGTGTCGTAGCTGCCGGCCCGAATACGGGAGCCCGTCGGCCATCTGGACCGTCGCCATGGCCTCGGACATCGAGACCTTGCGCAGCCCCAGGACCGGCCACCACCGCAGGGTCCCGCGGGCCATCGCGCTCGTGACCCGCCGGGTGCTGATCTTCAGGCGCTCGGCCACCGCCCGGGGGTCGACGAGGTCGTCGGGCGGCTCGTCCTCGCTGGCCTGCGCGGGAGCGATCGCGGCGGCGAGATCCAGGCCATCATCGCCCTCGGCCAGATCGGGCTCCTCGGTGGGCGGCTGCGGTGCCGGCATGGTCTCGGGATCGAGGCCGTACTGCTCTTGCAGGTCGCGGTCGCCACGGCGGGCCTCGTCGGGGCTGACCACCATGGCGGCCACGTCGGCCGCGCGCGCCTGGGCGTTGACCAGCCGGCGCTGGGCCAGGGCCGCGGGATCCTCCTGGACCAGCGGGCGCCACTCGATCCCGTAGCCCTGGGGAACCCGGCCGGACGTGGGGCCCTCGCGGCTGCGCAGCACGAGGTCGACGATCCGGCGCAGCGCGGGGGTGTAGTGCTCGGGCTGGCGCGAGGCGCAGTGGTCGTACCAGATCAGCAGCTCGGGCGAGACGGCCGAGCGGTTCAGACCCCCGGGCATCTCGCCCATCAGGACCGCGCGGGGCATGTCGCTCACGACCACCATGGCGTCCGCGGCAGCCTTGATCGCGTCGCCCAGGCCGGTCAGTGGGCGGGCGTGGACCGTGTAGGTCTCATCCTTGCCGATCGCCATTTCGCCGAAGAGTCCCATGGCCAACCGGGCGGCCTCCAGGCGGGCCTGGACGACCGCGGGTCCGTCGGTCCGCTCCAGCGCGGCGTCCAGCCCTGGGCTCTGCAGGACCCCCTGGGTCAGCAGCGAGAGAGCCTCGGCCGCATAGGCGTGGCTGGCCCCGTAGGCCCGGAGCTGGGCGTAGACGAGGTCGAAGATCGACGCGTCCCAGCCCTGGCGCCGAACCATGAGCCGGCGGGGAAGCGGCATGCCGCCCATGCGGATCACCCGCGAGGCGTGGATCGGGTAGCTGACCCCGCCGTGGCTGGGCTGGAGCTGGTACATGAGCGGGCGGGCGAAGG